CACCAGTAGTAAAACACAACATCGGAAGAAACTTTACTGATGTTGAAATTTCTAAAATTAACGATATTTTAAAGGAATTGCGCCCTAACACAAACAACCTTACAACAGTAGATGACATGGTTCTTGAACACAAAGAAATGTCGGACATAAAGAAGTTCTGTGTTGACAAAATGTTGTTGTTTGCAACAGAGACACTCAACATTGTTGATACGGATTTTAGGATAACCCAAAGTTGGCTGAACATAAGCAAAAAGGGTCAATCACACCCAAGACATACACACCTCAACTCGGTCTTTAGTGGTGTGTTTTATCTAAATGTGTCTTCTGGAGATCAACTTGTGTTTCATAGGCACAGAGACCCCAATTCTTTTTCATTCCCTAAATCAGCGGAAAACGACTTTACAAGACTACAACAAGAGGTTTTTGTTGAAAATGGGGACCTTCTTTTATTCCCATCATGGATGGAACATTCCGTCCCTCTTACCAACTCGGACAAGCGAATAAGTCTGGCCTTTAATTCCTTCCCTATTGGGTCTTTTGGGCTTAGGGGTGGTCTTGCTTATTACAACACAGAGTCGGATTAGATACCATCATTTAGTGGTGTAAAATGGTGCCAAGACAACGCTGTGTGTAACAGGAAAGATGGTGGAAAATCATGGGCAAACTTGCATGGGATTATATTGTTCCAGTAGTACTTCCAAAAGACCTCAAAGGTATTGAACCAGGAAAACTCCCTGCGAACCTTTTGAAGGCTATTCCTGGTGGCGGAAAGATGCACTGGATTGCCGCATCTGCATGGACCGCAATGGTTGAAAAGGCTAAGGCTGAAGGCGTTGAACTAAAACCGACTTCCAGCGGCGATACATATAGAGATTACGAGTTGCAAAAACGAGGATTTTTGACCCGCTACACACTTGACAAAGTGGACGGAACCAGCACCAAGACATTTGAAGGCAAGACTTGGTACCTCAAGAAAGGTATGGCGATGCTTGCCACGCCTGGTAAATCGCAGCATAACCTCGGCTTGGCGGTTGACATTCACTCAGCATCAGAGCCAAAGCGCCTCAACTGGTTGATTGCAAACGTGAAGGAATTTGGTTTCTCATGGGAAGTTGTCCCAAGCGAGCCATGGCACCTTCGTTATGTATGTGGCGACAATATCCCAGCATCAGTAAAAGCATGGATGGATGCCAATGGGGTAACTGCACCAGTAGGTACGGCTCCAGCCCCCGCCCCAGCAGGTGGGGATGACATCAAGAAACTTCAAGAAGCCCTCAAGGCAAAAGGCTTCTACAAGGGTGAAGTCACTGGTCAAAAAGACTCAGCAACGGATGAAGCCGTGAAGGCGTTTAAGGTTGCTAACAAACTTGGTGCGGACTTTGTTGTCGGTCCAAAAGTAAAGCAACTTTTAGGACTAAAATAAATAAGTGGCACCACGACCTAAACCAGGACTAAGTAGATCAGCAAAAGATCGTTTGGCTGAAGGCTTAAACTACTACTCAGGTCAATACGCTATTCAAGAAGAGCGTACTCGTACTCGTGCAAACGAAACGAGATTTACGTCATCAGAAATGATTCCAATTCATTGGGATCCAAACACTACCTATTATCACCCACCTGATGAGAGTAGTCGTGTAGAAGCCTTCCGATATGTTGCTACTGACGGTCAACCAGGCGCTATTGGTTACAGTGGCATACTTTTTGTTCGCTTTATTAAACATGGTACCCCTTGGAAATACTTAAACGTCCCAGAACATATTTATCAATCGTTTGCGTCTGCTCAATCAAAAGGGCGCTATATTAACTCGGTACTTAATAACTTTCCAAACAGTAGGGCGTCAGGCGATGAAGAGAGCACGTTTTTCGTACAATCTCAGATGTAGTTATGAATAGGGTCCATGCTATTGGACGCCTGTATTGGATTGCCAGAGATTTTGCAAATTGCAATACACCTTTGATGTGTAAAGGCATTATGAGAGAAACCGACTACCCATGGAGACATGGTAAAGGTATCCAGTTACGCACTCGCAAGTACACCCTACAGATAGGTTACTGTAGGCGTGTACAAATGAAAGATGAAACAGACGGTGTTCTACAAGCAATAGGTGGTCGTGAAATGAATACACCTGCACAAGAGATTGGAATGTGGTGATGGGTTTCTTTAAAAAAGAAGAAGAACAAACAGCCAGAAGAGATGTACCTAAGCGTGTACAGAACCTAGACCGAGCCTCACTCCTTCAATGGTTTGATACCACCATCATGGGTCTTGGCGCTTCTTTTGACCGTTGGCGTTACCACGGTGGTCCTGAAGGTGAAGTAACTGAGACTCTTAAGGCTCTAGAAGATATTTGGGAAGAATTACAGAGACGGGTTGATGCCACCAAATAGAAGTGGTACTATCAAATTCATGTCAAAACCAACTATCAACAACATTGAAGCAACCGAAAAACGACGCCTTATTAACGCAGTTCATGACCTCTTTTTGGTTACTGAATCGTATTCCCCGAAGGTCTTTCAGACCTCTGAAGAAGACCCTGAGAGTGTCTCCGTAGACCTCAAAAGCCTCATTATGATCATTGAGGACTCAGCCGCTTTGATCTCTGAATTGCGCCCACGACGCCCAGTCTTTAATGACAACTCGCAGTTCCAAATGAAGTTTGATAACAGCGATTACTAATTAGTCTATGATTAGTCTGTGCTAACAGACGACGAACTAGACGAGAACCTCTTAGCCGAGGACGTAGCAGACGAACTGGACGAGACTTCAGCAGAGTTTGTGGACGTGTTGGTAAAACGCATTATTGTGTTTACCGAAGAGTTCTGCGATGTGGAACTATTCCCGTACCAGATCCCAATTGCCTACCGATTGATTGAGTCTGTAATCCTTGGTGACGGTGAGGAAATGACGGTAGTGGCTACACGTCAATCTGGTAAATCTGAGGTGCTCTCTAACGTCATGGCTTCACTCATGGTGATCTTGCCTAAGTTAGCAAAGGTTTATCCGACATGGCTTGACAAGTTTGAAAAGGGCTTTTGGTGTGGCGTGTTCGCCCCAGTAGAAGACCAAGCAGACACAGTGTTTAGTCGTATCGTTGGCAAACTCACTAGTGATCATGCAATGGACTTCTTGCTGGATCCTGAGATTGATGACAAAGCAACATCAGGTGGCGCTCGTGGTAAAGGTCGCATCATCACTCTGAAGCATTCTGGCTCGCTCTGCCGTATGCAGACTTGTAACCCAAAAGCAAAGATTGAATCAAAGACGTACCACTTCGTCATGATTGACGAGGCTCAGGAAGCCGACGAGTACATGATTGCCAAGTCAATTAAACCGATGTTGGCGTTTAACAACGGCAGTATCTGTTTGACAGGAACGGCTACCCGTAACAAGTCTTACTTCTACAAGATGATCCAGTACAACAAGCGACGTATGGTCAACGGTAAAAAGTCACGACCATGCCACTTTGAATATGACTACCGTGTTGCCTCAAAGTACAACCCGAACTACGCCAAGTTTATTGCTAAGGAGAAGTTGCGGATCGGTGAGGACTCAGACGAGTTCCAGATGTCCTACTGCAACAAGTGGGTGCTTGACCGAGGTATGTTTGTAACCGATGAGCGCTTAGAACGCCTGTATGACCCCTCTATGGCTCTTGTGAAGCAGTGGTGGCGTACCCCTGTAGTAGTCGGTATTGACGTTGCCCGATCTAACGACTCCACCGTAGTGACGGTCTGTTGGGTTGACTGGGACCATCCAGACCCTTTTGGCTTCCATGAGCATCGTGTTCTTAACTGGTTGGAGATTAACAACGAAGAATGGGAATCCCAGTACTTCCAGATTATTGACTTCTTAAGAAACTATGACCCGATCAGAATTGGCATTGACTCTCAAGGTGTTGGTGGTGCGGTAGCCGAGCGCTTCCAAGTACTTCTGCCAGACATAGATGTTGTTGCAATCTCATCAGACTCAAAGGCACAGCATGAAAGATGGGTACATCTTACAGAGTTGATTCAGAGAGATCAATTAATAATTCCAGGGCACTCTAAAGCACGGCGTACCCGTGGATGGAAGCGCTTTAATCAGCAAATGAGCGACCTAGAAAAGACCTACCGT